AAAGATTATGGCGAAGAAGGTTTTGATGAAGTAAAAGAAAATGAAGAAGATATTGATATGGGGAATATTAGTGATCTTTATGAAGAGAGAAGGAAAAGAGAGCTAGAGAAAAAGAAATCTTTTAGTTCGTAAATAAATGCAAAGAAAAAAGAAAAAAATAAAAAGGACTCCTGTTAAAGCTAAAGTTTTGAGGACTCCGGTTTGTGATAACAAAACATTAGTAAACCGGAGTCCTGTTGTATTTTCTCGGGTTGATCCTTCTGATGATCCAACTGGATTTGCAACTGAATTAAAAAAAGCACATAAGAGAGTTCAGAAAGATAATTCCTTTCAAAAAGAAATTTCTACAGAAGTTGGGTTTATAGAACACCTAACTGAAACGAATCTTGAACCAACTAAGTTATATCATTATCAGAAAAAATGGATGAATGACCGAAATAAATATCGCCATGGAAGTAAAAGTAGGCAGATTGGCCAATCATATACTTTTGCATGTGAAGGTTATTCAAAAAGTCAGTTGATGAAAATTTATACTGGTATTTTTGTTTCGTATAATCAAGAAGAAGCAAATGAGAAAATTGTTTATGCAAGAGCTCTTCATGAAAGTGTTTCAAATAAGTACAAAAAGAAACTTGTTGTTGATAGAATTACTGCACTTGAATTTGAAGGGCTAATGGCTAATGGGAGAAAAACAAAAACAAGATTAATTAGTCATCCGCAGAGAGAACCAAGAGGAAAAGGATATAATACTGATGTTTTTTTAGATGAGATTGCTCATTATTTATGGCCTCAAAAAGTATATGTTGCTGCTGTTCCTATTGTTACTCGCGGATTTGGACAATTGTCTATGGCTTCTTCTCCATTAGGCAAGAGTGGCCTTCATTATGAAATAGGGCATGACAAAGAAAAATATAGTATGTTTTCTCGCCATGTTGTTTATTGGTGGGATAATCCAGATTTTTTAAATGAAGATGCTCTCAAAAATATAAAAGAAGTTCAGTGTCATATTATCCAATGGATTTGATTAATCAATGCTTATTTGAAGAACTTTCCGGATATGAGATTTTGGAAGAAGATGATTTATATGGAGATAATCCAGTAAGACTTGATCCAAACCCATTGTTTAATGATATTCTTTTAAAAACATTTGAAAGTCCAGAGCAACTTTCTCATGCAATTTCATTAGGAACTGTTGGCAATTAAAAAATTAAAAATTGATTCAACTGGTATGGGGAGGAATCTAGGAGAAGATCTCAGAAGAAAATTTCATAGTAGAGTGGATGATATAAAATTTACAAATGAAAATAAAAATGATATGGCGACTAACCTAAAACTAAGAATGGAAGATCAATCAATCGCTCTTCCTAATAATAGAGATTTAAAAAGACAAATCCATAGTGTTAAAAGGGTGGTTAGTGCGAACTCAATTGTAAAGTTTGAAGTAACAAAAAATAGACTCCATCATGGAGATAAATTTTGGGCATTGGCATTAGCTTCATCTGCTGGAGAACCTGCACAAATGCATCAAGTGAAATTGGTGACAGCAAATACGGTTGGCAAAATAGCAGGATCTAAAAGAATTCTTCCAGTTCCTCCTAAAAAAACTTTCGTACAAAAACCGATAATTGATGGTGTTGATTTTAGGAAACTTCCTCCTCCCCCTAAACATAATGAAGAGTTTTTATCAATTAGTGATGCATTTTAAGGAAGAGCCATGAAGCAAACAGCAAGAATTATAGATCCTAATTATGTTCCATATAACAGAGCAAGCTATATGGATGGTGGAAAGAAATTAATTTCTTTAATGAGGGAGACTGGTGTTAAAAAAGATGTAAGAGATGCAGTAAGAGTATATTTGGCTGCTCAAGATAATGTTTTAAAGAAATCACCTAATCTTCAAAAAGAATTAACAAGGCATGGCAGTCCACTAACCACTTCTGCATTTCAAAGTGACATTTTAGGTATTTATAATCCTGATACAATTCCAATTTCTACATATGCAAAAATGAAAAATGATTCTCAAGTTGCAATTGGCCTTGCTGTTATAAAGATGCCCGTTTATTCGTTAAATTGGACTGTTGAATGCGGAGATGTAGATATAAAAGAATTTGTTCATGCTGCTATTAAGCCTATTTGGAATAAGTTAATAAGATCTATGCTTACAGCTATAGATTTTGGGTTTGCCAGTCATGAGAAAGTTTGGGAGCTCAGAGACATGAATGTAGTAACTGAAGCTCCTAGGAAGAAAACTCATTTTAAAGGGAAAGCAGAAGTTTATAAGAAAATAAAAGCTCATTATCCAGGAACAATTAAAATAAGGACTGATGCAAAAACCGATGATTTTCTTGGCATTAGACAATCAATTGGCGGATCAGGGCAAGAAGTAAATCTTGATGCAGATAAATGTTTTTTATTTACTTTAGGAGATGAATTTGGTAATTTTTTTGGGAGTTCGAGATTAAGACCAGCATATAAGCCTTGGTATTGGAAAGAAGTATTAAGCCAATTTATGTTGCGATATTTTGAGAGAAGAGGAAGTCCTGCTACTGTTGTTGAACATCCTATAGGAGGAGGAATTAGTTTGAATGGGACAGAATATGATAATAGCGAAATAGCTCTCAGAATAGGCCAAAACATTATAGAAAATAGCGTCGTTACTCTTCCTGTAGAACCTGATAAAAATGGTAAAAATCAATGGAATGTAAAATATTTAGAAGATGAACGTCGCGGAGAAATGTTTGTCAGTGCATTAAATTATCTAGGAGCTCAAATTTTAAGAGCTTTGTTAACTCCAGAAAGAGTAATGACTCAAGATTTATCTACTGGAAGTTTTAGCATGGCGACATCTCATGCTGAGATTTTTTTATTGAGTCAAGAAGGGTTAATTGCAGAAATAGAATATGCAATTAATACAAAAATAATCCCTCAGTTGGTTTGGTTTAATTTTAAACCGAAAAAAATTGTCCCTTGCACTATAAGGATGGAAAAAATTCAATATGATAGAAAAAGGTTACTAAAAGAAATTTATGTGGCTATGATAAATAATCTAAATACAAGTCTTAAAACAGGGAATGTTCCTTCTTTTGTTCCTAGTTTAGTGGATATGGCTGAGGTTTTAGGGATTCCGATAAGGCCATTTAATGAAGAGTATGTTTCACAAGACGGTAAGATGATTCCTAAAAGTCAAACTCCAGATAATTCTGGTCAATCTGGCCAGGAAGGTGAATAAGAATAGGTATTCAACAAGGCAAATAACTTTTACTTTAATTTTTGGGAGGTTTTAACAATGGCAATTAAGACAAATGTGAATTATCCTTTGTTAAATGACCTTGTTGCTATGGGGATTTTAAATTCAAAAACAAACCCAAAGCAAGTTGGTCCATTTAAAATAAAAACAGAATGTTTTGCAGGTGATAGTAGTGGTGGAACAAAAGATCTTGCAGAAGAAATGATTACTGGAGGAATTCATTCTGTAATAACACTCCAAACTGATGGGACTGCTGATAATGCATTAGCGGCTTTAGTAGAAAATACTCATTTTACTACATCAACTTCTGATGGGACAACAACTTTAACTTGGATTACAGATCAAAGTGGAAAACAGGTGATGATTCAGTATGCTTATTAATTGCAGGAGAACATAATGGACTTCAAATTTTGCAAAATCAAATTAGATGATTCAGGCAATCCGATAGTTCAAATTCCTGTTATCACTTCTGCTACAAGGAAAGATCATTCTGATATTCATTATCTATACAGAATGAGAAAGGCAATTTCTCTTTTGGTTGGGGATGATGGAATGAAAGGGTTTTCTAAAGGGCAGTTGGAAGATCTACATACAGCGATTGTTAGATCAATGATTGATGCAGGAATTACTCATTGGTACGATATGTACGAAAGTGATTTAGATGAAACATTGCCTGAAGATCTAAAACTCAAAAGTGATGGATTTGATCCTCCTCCTGAATCCTCTTTATTTGATCTGGAAGAAAAAAGATATTTTGAATTGTTAGAAGAAAATGGTGCTAGGAATCTTTGGGCTGCTCCTACTAAAAGGAAAGAAGTTCCTGCCAGTCATTTTCTTGATCCAAAAAATAAAAAATATCCTTATAAAAATTCAGATGGTTCAATTAGTTGCGGAGGATTAAAAGCAGCTATTCAAGCAGCCGGGGGAGCTAGGAGTGGTAAGAAAAATCCAAAAATTCAGGCAAAAGCTAAAAAATTATACAAAAAGCATTGTCAGAAGAAAGAAGCTGAAGTTTTTCCAATAGTGGGTAAGTTAATTTAATTTTTTATTAATTAAAGGAGATAAATATGAAAAGGCATAGTTATAAATTCGAACAAGCATCTCTTTTAGAAGATAAGTTCTTTTCTGCTGTTTTTCTTGATTCAGAAGATGTAAAAGATGCAGATACAGAACTTGTTGATATTGAGATGTTGCGTGTTGGGAAGTTTAATCATAAGATTTATGGCGAAATTGATGTCACACAAGAGATGTTGGAATCTCTTGTTAATAATTTCAAAGAAAATGTTGTAGGAAGAGACATTAGTTTTGATTGGAATCATGAAGCTAAACAGGCTTCTGCATGGCTTAAGGATGTTAGAGTAGAAGATGGCGTTCTTATTGGTTCAGTTGACTTTACAGAAAGTGGTAAGAAAAGTGTAGAATCAAAAGAATATGGCTATTTCAGTATTGAATATAGTGATAATTACATTGATGCTGAAAGTGGTGATGAATATGGGCCTACGATTCTTGGTGGTGCTTTGACAAATAGGCCGTTTATTACAAAATTACAGAAAATTTCTTTTGAAGATGAAGGATCAGATTTCTCTCTTTATAGGATGGAGGAAGATATGAAAAAAAATAAAACTAAAAAGACTCCTGTTAAAAGGAGTCCGGTAGTAAATAACGATAAAACATTTGAGGAAGTTAAGCTTCAAAATGAAAAACTTTTAGAAGAGCTTAAAGCAGAAAAAGAAAAGAACAAGACTCTTGAGGATTCTGTTAAAGCTCAAACTGCTGCTTTTTCTAAAGTTGAAGATCGTTTGAAAAAACTTGAAGAAAATAACAAGTCTCTTCAAACTGAAGCTGAAGCTGCTAAGCAAAAAGCAAGGGAAATCGCAATTGAAAAGAAATGTGAAGAATTTTTGGCAAATGGCCATCATCCTTCTGTTGTTGCGATTGCTAAAGAGATTATGCTTTCTGATGAATCTGGATCTGAAATTATCAAGTTTACAGAAACTGTCGGTGAAGGAGATAATGCTGAGGAAAAAGAAGTTAAATATAGCATTAGTGCTGCCATTGAAAAACTTATGGAAGCAATTCCAGCCAAGCTGAAGGCAAATTATGATGAAACAACCACTTCTCTTAGTGGCGACAATCTTGATGCTTCAGAAAAAGAAAAATTAGAAAAATTAGAGGATGAAGCTATCTCTAAAGCTTTTAGTAAAAGGAAACTTGTAAGGCTTAGTGAAATGAGGAAATAGGGGTAAATGATGAATTTTCCTTCTAGTGGCGTAGGACGCAATTCTAAGTATTTTGATGATTCTTTACTACTTGATGGTACTTATCAGATAACTTCTGTAACTATCCATTCAAGTTCAAGAGATGAAGAAAATACTGAGGATACTTCTATATTGAGGGCTGGTCTTTTAATTGTTCCGTCTCTTGCTCATAGTGGCTTTTACGAGCCTCTTAGTACAGCAGATGGGAAATTAAATGGAACTCCAACACAATATATGAATCAAGTTCTCGTTTTAGCTAGGAAGACATATATCGATAAAACATTTATTCTTAACCTAACAAGAGAACGAGAAATTAGTCCAGCAAATAAAGTTGTTCCTGCTTATCGTGCTTGTACTATTTTCGATAATAAAGTTTTTTATAACAATAAATCGTCTGTGGCAATAACAGATGAACAATGGCAAGAATGCCAGAGAATTCGTGTGGTGCCAGCAGGATCTTCAATATATAGTCCAAGCGGAGAAACATTAAGAAGTCTTATTTGGAAACGTGAAGAAACTTTTGTCACTGCAAGTGATTTAGTATAAATTTTTAATTAATACAAAGGAGAAAAAATCATGCAGCCAGGATACACATTTCAAAATGCAGAATTTGATAGTGAAATTCTCAGAAGTGGAGATTTCCAGTTGATTAGCGTTACGCTTGATGCAACTGCGGTTTATGGTGTTGATAGCACTGCTTCCACTTCTACGAAAATTCCTAAAGGGACGTTAATTGTCCAAGATACTGATCTCGCTGATGGAACATATAACGTGGTTGATACATTGGCGGGAAATAATGGGGTTAATGGAGGAAGTCCTACTCAGTTTATGGAAGACGTACTTGTTCTTGCAGAAACAATTGCTGATGCTTCTGCTGGAGATCAGCCTGTTAAGGCTTATCTTGCAGGGACATTTGATTGGTCTAAGATTAAATATACTAATAGTTCGAAAACTGCACTTACTGCTGCTCAAGTAGCAAAATGTGAACGACTCATTTTTGTAGATGGGCCAACTACTTAAACGGTAAGTTGATAAGGCAAATTTAATAATAAACATAATTTTAAAATAATGTAAAGGAGATAGATTATGGATGCATTGGTAAATAGTTCATTGCTTTCGCCTCGATACCTCATGAAAGTGATCGACGATATTCCAGATCAAACAGAAACTTATCGTGGACAGGAAATGTTTCCTTTGGTAACTCAACCGGGTCCGAAAGTTGAATGGGATATCAAAAGACCTCTTGGTGGAATGACTCAGGCTGTTGCAAGAGGAGCAGAGTCTCCAGTTATTCATCGTAGAGGAGTTGGACAGGCATCTTTTGAGCCTGCTCATTTTCGTGAAAAAGTTATTCTTGGAGAATCTGATGTTACAACTCTTAGGAAACTTGGTTCTCTTGAACAAAGAGAAACTGCTGCAGAATTGATTGCTGGTATCATGATCGATCTTGATGCTCGTCTTGAAACCAGAATTGAGTGGATGAGATGGCAGCCTATTGTTAATAATTCTCTTGTAATTAATGATAATAAGGTTCAGTTTACGGTTAACTATAATATGCCATCCAGACAACGTCCTACTGCTTCTCCGTTATGGAGTTCAACTGCGACGGCTGATCCATTGTCAGACATTCAAACTTGGATCAGGTTAGTGAGAGGGGCTGGTTGTAAACCAAAGAAATTTTGGTTCAATACACAATGCCAGCAGTATCTTTTTCAGAATGCAAGAATTTTGAGTCTTGTTGATAGGATTTTTAATAGCGGAAATGTTGGTCTTATGAGCATGGAAGTTCTTGGAACTATCTTTAAGACTTATATCGGACAGTATGAGTACGAAGTTTATGATGCTGGTTATAATTTGGTAACTTATACTGAACAAGCTCAAGCTGCTGGTTCTGTTACAACAATTGTGGTAGATGATGCCACTGGATTCGTAGCGGGTGATATATGTCAACTTTCTGCTGCTGA